AATACCTGCTTCATCTCTATCAGGACAAACAATAATTCTTTTACCTAATTTTTCTATTAAATGTGCTTGTTCTGGACCTACACTATTTCCTTGTATTGCTATACCATCTATCATTATAGCATCAAAGACACCCTCTGTCACTATAACAATTTCTCTTTTACTATCTGCAAATCTATCTATATTAAATACATAACCAGGTTGCATTTTGTGTAAGTACTTAGGTGTTGTTTTATTAGGAGGATTTATATGCCTTGCTGTCCAGCCTACAAGTTCACCATTATAAGAAAAAGGGACTACTAATCTTTGTTTATATAATGATTCCTCAAAATATAACAATGGATATAGACCAATAAGTCCCCTATCTTTTGCGTATTGCCTTATAGGATGTTCCTCAGGCAAATCATCAACTACTGTTGCAGTTTCAGGTAAGTTCTCTGTTTTAAATTTTTGTAAACTGTAAACGTAATCACTTGTATCTTGTGTTTCTAAATCTTCTGAATATTTAAGAAGATCAACAGTTACTTTATGTATTTCTTGTTGATCAGCACCTAGTTTTGTTGCAAGTTCTTTATATTTTTTACCTAATGCAGGATTAGGTTCCCAGCCTGTTGTAAAGCCACAGTTAAAACAATTATAGGATATCTTTGCTCCAGTTGTTATTAGTCCACCACGTTTTCTTTTGTCAGTACACATAGGACAATCCATTGTGTTCCAACCACTAGGAGTTCTGCTTGTCCTAATAGGCAAGTTATCCAAAAGAAGGCGGTGCACCTTTTCAACTAAGAAGTCTATATCCATGTATTAATTATACATGATATACACTAAAAAGTCAACTAGTTTCTAACTTGTACTTTGCTGATAGTTCCTGCTGTAGGCACATGTTTTATTCTAAGCCAATTTGCATTTACTTGGAATGTTCTATGTGTAAGTACTGAGGAAGATGTTAAAGATACATTACTAATGTCAAACCAATCTGTACTTGCATCATCACTACTTGGGGGATTTTCTAAACAACTTCCCTGTATAGTTATTTCACCTGAATAAGTAGAAGGGTAGATTGCTAAACTATGTAAAGAGTGATTGAAGTTTCTATCTGCATTTCCGTATATTGCACTTGATACAAATATGTTACTACCTGATTGTACAAATGATGTTACTTCTTGTGTCACAACAGGTTCTTCACTAACTTGATCTGATATCTCTATTTGAAATTTTAATCCGCTGTTTTGATCCATAAATACAGGAGCATCTGTACCATCTGTTTTTAGCATAGTAATATAAATCGTATATAATCCTGCTTCAAAGTTTGCTAGATCACCTTCATTTAATACTAATTTAATCTGCCCTACTTTCGTAGTTTGTTCTAATAGTTTAGATAATACTCTTCTTTTTGTAGTAGGATTGATAATGTTAGCACTAAACGTATCATTAAATACATTTTGCTTTTTTCTATCCCTGTCAGTAATATTAAAAACTAATTCGTTAGTTATTCCTTTGTGTGCTATTAATTTTCTGTTATTCATAGGTCTGTTATCCACATATACGCCAATACCATCCGTAACTAAATGTATATAATCTTCATATAAATATAATTTGTGATTGCCTTGGCTCATAATTTTACTCTTTCTATTGTACTATTTATCAATACCTAACATAAATAACATTGTGGAGAAAAAAGATCTAATAGATTCAACAAAAGAAAAATACCCTTTTCTTACAGGCATACTATATGGCGGTGTAGAGTATGTAGGAATTGTCGTCAACCATGATAATAGCATACTTACATTTTACGATATAGAAAAAATTCCAACAGTTCAAGACAAAAAAATATTTCTAGATATGGGAGAAACATGGTGGTGGGAATCTAACCGTATGTTACCTATAGATGTATTTTTAAATATCGAAATGAAGATGTTTCAACCTTGTTTAAAAACATTTATAATGAAAGATGTTGAAATATTATTTGGTCCTGTAACCACTTTACAAAATTTATTAAAGAAACGTATTAAAAGACGTGGAATTCAATTAGTCAAAAAGACAGACTAACTACTCACAAATACTATTAAGTTGAACTATTATGGCTAGGGCATATCCATAACTGTGACTTTTCTTAAAAAAGTAAGTCCCATCATTTGGCTTTACCCAAACATTTGCTTCTATGTCCTTCCAACTCTTTCCAATTAAATGTCTTTTACCAGGTCTTATAATTGCAAGAATCATTGCTAGTTGGTCTATACTTGTAGGAGCATGTTGTTTAACTATATCCCAGTGATTGCTTATATGGAATAATTGTTCAACTACTTCTTGATGTTCAAATAGTTCCCACATTGGTTCAGTTGCAACCAACCTATCCAAATGTGCTTCATCTATAATATCGTTATAAACACTTGCGTTTAAAAAGTCTACTTTAAACCAGCCTTCTTGTTCTGCTTTTTTATGATCTATTGTACTGTAGCCTTCTAGAGGAAACTTAGGAATATTTTGAAAGTACACACCAGTATTATGTTTAGTAAACTTGTTATCCTTTTCAATACTTGCAGGCGTATGATTGATTAACTTTAAAAAGTCATCTCTATTTGCCATATCTATATCTACATCAAAATCAAAATTCATAATTTCCTTTTAAGAATATTCTTTTTATATGTTTATGTATTTCAAAATTACAACTTATACTATATCTACAACTATCTCCTAATACAGGAGTAGTATAATGATACATACTGGAAGGGAATATTAATATATCTCCCTCCTCAGGTAATATTGATATCGATGATTCTCCAAAACCATTTAAATTAGGAGTTTGTCCATATAAAAATGTTATTTGTCCTTGTTGTTTGTCAAAAATACTATTATTTACTTTAAAATTTTCTACGTTTTCATCTAAAACAACTTTAGGATATATCACACAAACTAAGTCTGCAGAATATACATGGTTATGAATTGGGTTATGTTCCATATGAATTTGCTTATTATACCATGCACTACGCAATCCTACTAAAGAATCAAAGTCATGTTCTTTAACTATTTGGCTGTAATTTCCGCCATCTATTTCTTTTATATAGTTTTCTATTTGTTTTATTATTGTTGGAAGTACTTTGCTTGATCTTAATTTTTCTGTAATTTTATTTTCTTCTTTAATATAACCTACAAGTTTTTCGTTGTCAGGTTCATTGCTATCTAAACAAATATTATAAAGTTCTAATGTTTCTTCTTTGGTTAGTTTGGTTTTTGCTACAATAGGACCAAACGTACCTATAGGTTCTAACTTTTTCATATACCGGCAACCTCACATGATTGTTTTACTTCTGCAACTTCTTCTTTATTATTAGCAAATTGCTTCATCCAAAATGTAGCATCTATAATGTCTGCAATCATTTTTACTTGTTCATCATTAAACCTTACAAGTAAATCATCTCCTGTTTGACACAAATATATTACCCAAGGACTAATTTTGGAACTTCTAATATCATGTACTGCTCTTGCAGGAGATACTGCTTTAAAATAGTCTTGCCAGGAGTTCCCTGTTTCTTTACTCCAATTAGACAAATATATAATTGTTCTTTCTAATGCTTTCATACCAGGTTCTTTCTTAACATAATGTAACATGTACTCATCATACATTTTGTCCTTACTCCAATCTGCTAGTTTTTTACCATTCTTTATTAACCATTCTGCAAATTGCTCTGGATTTAAATATTCATTTGTTACACAACTTCTACCAAACTTTGTAAACCCTTCATAATATTGACTTTGAATAAAATCTTCTATACTTTTAGATTTACTTGCAGTTGTATTGAGTTCATAAAACATTTGAAATACTCTGTAACCTAATCTTATATGTGTTAATTCTCTATCTGCCCAACGTCTTTTTTTAACACACATATGAGCACTTAGAGTTCTTTCGCTCATAAAAGTTTTGTTACACCATTTACATGTTAAATTATTTTCCAAAGATGTCCTTGATTGTTTTGTCATCGTAACCATGAGCTTCTGCTAACTCTTTTAATTCTTCTTTTGTATTTAATTCTATAAAATTGTTTATATCCTCAGTTTTCATATGTGGAAACAATTCATAAACAAAATCAAATACTTTACTTTTTTTCTTTCTTGCATTAGGCGGTTTTAAGTAAGGATGAAATTGTATTTTACCTGTACCACAGGCACTTAATAGTAACCATTGTAATTCAGGATGTTTACTAACTTCCATAAACTGATAGTTTACCAATTCATTTGTCATAAAAATATAATTAGCGGCATCTCTGCCTTGCACACTACTGCAATACCTCATCATCATCCAGGCACTGAATGCCTTTTTGCCTTCGTCAGACAAGTTATTATAAAAGTTTCTATCTTTTTTATCTATAGCCGCCATTATATCTTTTAACGGTATCACTGGTGGTTTTTTAGGGGACATTATTCTCCTTCAAACTCTATTAATGTTTCAACATTATATCCTTCATCCTCTAGTATAGCACGTCCACCTAAATCGGACAAGTCTATTGCGGCCAGAATTAAAATATTTTCTCTAGGTATATTCCAACATTGGCAAATTAAACTTGCCAATGCTTTCGCTGTTCCACCTGTTGCAATTAAATCGTCTACAATAACAATTTTATCATTCATATTTAAATCTGAATTTTGTTGTATATGTAAAGTTGCTTCTCCATATTCTAACTGATAATTTCTTTGATAAGTAGGATTAGGTAACTTACCAGGCTTTCTTGCAAGTATCAAAGGTAATTCCATATCCCTTGCTATGGGAGAGCCAAATACAAACCCTCTGCTTTCTATTGCTACTAACTTTGTTGCATTAAACTGCATACATGCTTTAGTAAGGTCAATACATGCTTTATTGAACGCCTGTGGACTTTCTAACATGCTTGTGATATCCCTAAATTGTATTCCTTCTTTTGGAAAGTTAGGTACTGTTCTTATACTATCTTTTATATCCATTGTATTTCTTGACTCTTCAAGTTCCTTTAATTGTGGGTATCTAGTGTATGCAGGATGATTATACTTTGTATCCATTAGAATAAATCTATTTTTTCCCATGGTAAATGTTTTTTACCAAAGTGCCCATAATTTGTAGTTTCAGTTAAATCTAAATCAAATAAATTAAATTTATCTATAATACCTTTTGGTGTAAGATCAACTCTATCAATAATTATATCTGCGATATCTTGCCTTACTTTTCCATCTGCATAAACATATACACTTGTTGGCTCTTTAATACCAATAGCATAACTTAATTGTACAGTACAATTATCTGCTTGTCCACTTGCTACTATATTACTTGCTAAATATCTAGCCATATAGGCGGCACTTCTATCTACCTTAGTGCAATCTTTTCCACTAAATGCTCCGCCACCATGTGGAGCATAACCACCGTATGTATCTACAATAATTTTACGTCCTGTTAATCCTGTGTCTCCATCTGGACCACCAATAACAAATCTACCTGTTGGATTTATATGCCATACAGTTTTTAATAAATGTACTTTATCTTTTACTACAGGTAAAATTAAGTCTGTTACACGTTCTCTCACTTCTTCTATACTAAGTTCATCACTATGTTGAGTACTGCAAACAATAGATTTAATATCTATAGGTTTGCCAACACTATCATAATTAAAAGTAACCTGTGCTTTACAGTCTGGTCCTAACCAAGAAGAATTTAATAAAGTATTTCCTTTATTTCTTTCTGTATCTAATGCTTTTAATATCTCATGACTGTAATAAATTGCACTAGGCATTAAGTTAGGTGTTTCGTTACATGCATATCCAAACATTATTCCCTGATCACCTGCACCAAATGTATCTGTACCTAATGCAATATCTGGACTCTGACCATGTAATTCATTATAAACTTTTAATTTTTCCCAATGAAACCCGTCTTGTTCATATCCTAAATCCTGTACAACTGCTCTAACAATATCTTCAATCTCATCTTTATTAAATTTGTTGCTTTTAAATTCTCCTGCTAATGTAACCATATTTGTAGTTACTAAAGTTTCTACTGCGGCTCTGTGATTTATATTCTTATCAATTAAATAAGTTGCTACTGCATCAGATATTTTATCTGCTATCTTATCTGGATGTCCACTTCCAACACTTTCACTTGTAAATTCATACATTATTCATCTCCCTCTTTAACAAAAATTCCATCTATCATTTTACCTTTGCGGTCTTTTATATCGTTGTAGGCAACATTTAAACATTCTTCTAATGTAGTGCCTTCTCTTTCTGCAATATTAATAAGGATAACTAGACAATCTCCGATATCGTCTTTTACATCTTCCCCTTTACATACACTATCTGAAAGTTCTCCAATTTCTTGTATTAACTTTAATACTTGATCTTTACTAGTTGCTCCATCGATAAGGTTTCTAGCATGATGCCATTTTGATGTTAGATCTATTAAATCATCTAAATCCCACATTTCGTTTGTTTTATTCATTATAACTGTCCTTTTTCTTTCATATCTTTACGAATTTTAGTTCCACTAATGCTTTCTATATCTGCATCTAATACTTCCTGCTCTACTTTATACCCTACATCTCTACCATAAGTAATATTGACTATGTTAGGTACACCATAAACTCTAAACTTACCTGCAAATTCCGCCAGTTGTAATTCTATAAGTTTACAAACATCATCTATTTGCCAAGGATTATCATCAGTAAGTGGCATATCTCTTACCATTACTGCTACTTGTCCATGTTTTGCTAATGCTCTTTCAAATAGTGTTTGATGTCCTTTATGCCATGGTTGAAATCTTCCTAACATTTGCGTTACAGGTTGTTTAGGTTGAAACTCATGATCTTTAATATCTACAGCAATAAGTCTCGCCCATTGCTCTAAAAGTTCTTCAGTCCACCAATCGTCTTTTGTAATATGTGTATTTACATGATAAGAAGTTTGATCAGTTGGTTT